CCCAACGTCCTCCGTGCACGCGAAGCGTCTACCCCGCAGTCAGGGAGCGCAGCGACACCTGACGGTCGATTCCAACACCTTCACAGGAAATCACCACCCCCGTAGTCAGGGAGCGAAGCGACACCTGACGGTCGGTTCCAGCACCTTCACAGAAAAGCACCACTCCCGTAGTCGGGGAGCGCAGCGACACCTGACGGCCGGTTCCACTCACTCCCATGAAACCCGGCCTGCCCCCACCCCCACCAGGAAGGAGCTCCCCTCATGCCCTACGTCGATCAGGACTACTACAACACCCAATACATGGGCACGCCCATCCCCGAGGAAGACTTCCCGCGCACCGCCGCCCGGGCCTCCGACATCATCGACGCCCTGACGCGCCAGGAGGTGGCAGCACGAGGGCTGGCCGCCTTCCCGCCCCTGGTGCAGACGCTCTTCCGGCGGGCGGTGTGCGCCCAGATGGAATACCTCGCCCTGAACGGCATCGAGACGGCCACCATGGGCTTCACCGGGGAGGGCTACACCGTGGGCCATGTGAGCGTCACGGGCGGCGGGGCGAACGCCACGGGGGCGCGGTCGATGGCCTGCCCGGCGGCGGTCATGCTGCTGGGACAGGCGGGGCTGATGGGAAGGAGGTGCGAAATGTGGCGCTGCGACCCATACCCTTTCGCATACTGACCCACCGGGCCACGCTGCGTCAGCCCGCGACGGTGGACGCCGACCGGCGCGTGACCTACCTGGACACCCCCCTGCGCCGGGTCTGCCTTCAGACGACCAACGAGACCCGCAAGACCGCCGACAACACGGAAACGCTGCTGCGGGCGGTCTTGTACTACGACCATCGGCTGTCCGTCCCCGCCGGGCTGGACTTCGACGCCCTCAAAGCCCGGGCGGACGCCCTGGGCAGCGACCTGAAGATCCTCCACGGCGGCATGACCTACACCGTGAAGGCGGTGGACAGCTGCGTGGACGATACCGGCAGGCCGCACCACACGGAAGTGGGGCTGATATGAATGGCCTTCAAGGTCATGACGGACAAGGGCGGCATCCGCCAGCGGGTGCAGGGCGAGTTTGAGCGCAAGGCCCTCCCCGCCCTCACCCAGCAGATTCTGGACGACAGCAACGACTTCGCCCGCTTCGACAACGGCGCGCTGATCGCCTCCTCCGCCCTGCACAGCGACCCGAACAGCGGGCATATCGAGTGGCGAACGCCTTATGCCCGCCGGGTCTACTACACCGGCACCCCCTTCAGGGACAAGCACCACAACGCCTCCCTGCGCTGGGTCGAGGTCGCCCGACGGAAGCACGGCAGGGACTGGGAAGCCCTGGCCAACAAGCGAATCAAGGAGGGATAGCATGGACGTGTACGCCGCCGTGCTGGAGGACGTCATCGCCCTGGCCCGGGGAGCCACGGCCCTGCCCGTGTTCAAGGGCCCCATGCCCGCCGACAACGCCGTCGCCATCGACCTGTCCGCGGGCGGCAGCGACGCCGTGATGCTCAGCCGCGCCACCATCGAAAGCGTGGACATCGTTATCAACGGCAAGCACCGCGACATGCCTGCCATCCGGGACGCCCTGGGCGCCATCCACCGCGCACTCACCCGGGCCAGCGCTTACCCCAACAACGACCGCTACCAGCTCTACGCCGTCACCACCGCCCGGGCCCCCTGCTACGCGGGCCGGGAGCCCGGCGACCAATGGCTGTTCGTCTCGGCGGTCACGGTACGATTCTATGACAAGCAAGGAGGATAACCCATGGACAACCTGCTCGTGGTCTACGGCATCGACATGGCCATCAACACCGCCCCGGAAGGCGCGGCCCAGGAGGTATGGTCGCCCTTCGGCAAGGGCTTCAACAACCTGGCCGAAAGCCTCAACGAGGTGGTGCAGCAGTATTTCTTCCTCTCAGACGGCGGCTACGCCCGGAACTTCGTCACCGGCATGGCCCCCGCGCTGACGCTCTCCGGCGTGCGCATCCTGGGCGACCCGGCCCAGGACTACATCTTCGGAAGTAGCCGCAAATACGGCCTGATGGCCCAGCGCAACACCCAGCTGCGCATCCAGCGCCTGACCCCCGACGCCAAGATCGAGACCATCACCTGCGAGGTGACACTGTGCAACCTGTCCGACATGGCGGGCGCTTCCACCGACGGCAGCGCCGTGTCCGTGGAGGTGCGCATCAACGGCAAGCCCGCCGTCGCCACCGCCAATTCCCCCGCGTAAAGGAGGCCCCCTTATGCTCCGCAAGAAGCTGACCCTGCGCCACCATAGCGCCGTGCTGCGCGTCGCCGTCGCCTTTGACGAGCGCGCCCACGCGGCCGACTTCAACACCGCCATGGCCGTGCTGATCCGGCACGAGCGGGCTATGATGGCCTCGCCCTCCGAAGACGGGTGCGCCCTGTACGGCGCGGCCGTGGAAAACCTGTACCGCCTGGCGCTTGGCGAGGAAGCCGCCCAGGCCGTCCTGGCCTTCTACGGCGATGATGTCGCGGCCATGGTGAACGCCGTGCATCCCTTCATCAGGAACACCGTCGCCCCCTCCGTGGGCAGGGCCAGTCTTCACGTCCGGAAGGAAGCGGCCAGGGACTTCCTGCGGGCGCGAAAAAAGGCCCTGCGGACATGAGGGGCGTTCCCATTCGCCTGGGCAGACGAAGCTATGCCATGAGAGCACCGTTCGATACTGTGCTTTTTGTGTTCGACGCGCTGCGCCGGAAGGAGCTCACGGAGCGGGACAGGATCATCCTGGGCGTCCGGCTGCTGTTCCGGCATCCGCCATGGGGGCTTCGGCGGAAAACCGCGCTGCTTCAGGCGGCCTTCACCCACCTGGCCGGGGACGGCAAGCCCGAGGACGACGGCCCGCCGGTGATGGACTTCCGCCAGGACATGCCCCTGATCCAGGCGGCGTTTTTGCAGCAGTACGGCATTGACATCGAAGCGCAGCGGGGCCGGATGTCCTGGGCGCGCTTCGTGACCCTGCTCGCCGGGCTGACGGACGCGACGCTGTTCATCCGCGTGGTGCAGCTTCGGGCCCGGCCCATGCCCGCCCCCACCAAGCACAACGCGGAGGAGCGCCGCGCCCTGGCCGAGGCCAAGGCCCGCTACGCCATCCGCGAGGACGAAGACGCGGCCATGCGCCGCCTGACCCGGCAGATGCAGGGCCTGGCGGACGGCCTGAAAGCAAAGGCAGGTGACACCCATGGCGGAAGCTGACGGCAAGATTGTCTACGAAGTTCGGGCGGACTATGACAAGCTATCCGGCGACCTGGACGGCGCAACGGCCCAGGTGGAAAAGGGCACGTCGAAGTGGTCGGGGCTGCTGCAGGGCGTGGGCCAGGGCATCGGCAGCTTTGTGGCTGGCAAGGCAATCGAAGCCGCCGCCGCCATCTATGAGATGGGCACCGCCTTTGAGGACGGCATGGCCAAGGTATCCACCCTGGTGGATACCGCCCAGGTGGACATGGACGAGCTGGGCGACAGCCTGCTGGATCTGTCGGCCAAGTACGGCCTGGAAGCGGACGGCCTGGCCGAATCCGCCTACAATGCCATTTCCGCCAACAACGCCCTGGGCAAGGATACCGAGGGACTCATGGCCCTGCTGGATTCCTCCGCCCAGCTGGCCAAGGCGGGCTTTACCGACCTGGACACCGCCACCTCCGCCACCCTGAAAACGCTCAACGCCTACGGCCTGGGCGTGGAGGAAGCGGACAGAATCCAGAAGATTCTGATCCAGACCCAGAACACCGGCATCACCACCGTGGGCGAGCTGGGCAGCGTTTTGTCCAACGTGACCCCCACGGCGGCGGCCATGGGCGTGTCCTTTGAGAACGTGGGCGCGGCCATCGCCACCATGACGGCCCAGGGTACGCCGGCGGCCCAGGCCACCACCCAGCTGAACAGCCTGATGGCGGAGCTGGGCAAGCAGGGCACGCAGGCTTCCCTTGGCCTTGCGGAGGCCGCCGAGGGAACGCAGTATGCCGGCATGTCCTTCCAGGATATGACCGCCGCGGGCGTCCCCCTCAACGACATTGTGGGCCTGCTGGAACAGTCCGCCCAGAAGAACGGCAAAACCATGCTGGACATGTTCTCCAGCATCGAGGCGGGCAAGGCGGCCCTGGCCATCACCGGGGCGGGCGCGGAGACCTTCACCGGCAACCTGGAAGCCATGTCCACCCAAACGGACGTGGTAGGCGAAGGCTTTGAAAAGGTCGCCGGAACCTCCTCGGAAAAGCTGAACCGCTCCCTGACCCAGCTGAAAAACCTGGGCATCCAGCTGTGGCAGGCCATTTCGCCCCTAGTGTCCGTGCTGATCGACCTGGCGGGGACGATTATGGGCCCCGTGGTGAAGGCGGTGGGCTGGTTCATCGATAAGCTGTCTGTGCTGATCGGCTGGGTGTCGAAGGCCGTAGGCGCGGTGGGCAGCTTCTTCAGCAACCTGTTCGGAGGCGGCGGCAGCAGCCACGCCGTCGGCCTGGACTTTGTGCCCGTGGACGGCTACCCCGCCGTGCTGCACCGGGGCGAGGCCGTGCTGACCGCCGCCGAGGCCAAGGTGTGGCGGGAGGGCGGCAACTCCCGGGCGGGCAGCCTTACCGGCGGCGGCGGTGGCGGCGGCATCGACTACGAGCGCCTGGCCCGGGCCATGTCGGGGCTCACCGTGGTCATGGACGGCCAGGCCGTGGGCCGCCTGGTGGAGCCCACCGTCAGCAGCGCCCAGGCCCGGAAGGTGGAATCCATGCAAAGGAGCGGTTTCAATGGTCGAGTTTAACGGCGTGGCCCTGGAGGACGTCGCCCCGGCGCGGGTGGTGGACATCGCCGTGGCCAGCCCGGAGGTGCAGGTAACCAGCCAGTCCCAGCCGCTGCTGGACGGCGCGCGGTTCATCCGCCGGGTACGCGGCGTGCGCACAGTGGCCGTCTCCTTCGTGCTGATGGAGGCAGACCCCCTCCGCCGCCGTCGGCAGTTGGAGGCCCTCACCGCGTGGCTGTCCCCCGCCGAGCCCGTGCCCCTGCGGCACACGCCGGAGGAAAACGGCCATCTGATGGCGGTATGCACCCAGTACCCCGATGCGTCCACCCGGCAGTTCTGGGAGGTGCTGACCATGGCCTTCACCGCCTTCGACCCGGCCTATACCAGCTGCTCCCCCACCATCCGGCCCGTGACCGACCCGGCCATGGTCGTGCATGGGGAGCCGCCCCGGATGCGCATTGAGCAGGACATCACCGCGCCCCTGGCCTCCCCCGGCTGGACGCTGGGCACGGCCCATCTGCGCCTTCAGGGGCCGGTGGGCGTGGGAAAATTGGTCATCGACTTTGACCGGCAGACCGTCGAACTAAGCGGCCAGTCCATCCTGAATCAGCTGACCATGGACAGCACGTTCTTCACCCTGCGCCAGGGCGTGAACCAGATCGCCGTGGAAGGCGGCGCGGGCGGCACGCTCACCTGGTGGGAAAGGTGGATTTGATGGAATTCCTGTTTTTCGACCGCAACGACGTTCCCCTCTACCGCCGCCGGGACGCCCTGACGGCCCGCCACATCCATGAGGAGTACAAGCACACCGCCTCCTTCCCGGACGACCCGGACAAGCCCATAAACGCCGGTATGCGGGTGGGCTGGCTGGACGACGGCGGCGCTTTGCAGCTCTTTGAGATTCGCCAGCCCGTCAGGAGCCAGCCCGAGGGCGTGGTGTCCTACGAGGCGGAGCACATTGCCGTGGCGGAACTGACGGACTGCGTTGTTCAGGACAAGCGCCCCCGCGGCGTGAGCGCCGTCACGGCCCTGCGAGCGGCCCTGGAGGGCACGGGGTGGCAGCCGGGCACGGTGGACGCCAACCCCATGGGCAGCGCCGCCTTTTACTGGATCAGCGCCTGGGAAGCCCTTCAACGCATCCGGGACAACTGGGGTGTGGCGCTGGTTCCGCGCCTCACCTGGTCGGGCTCGTCCGTCACCGGGCGGTATATCGACATCCGGGCGCGGCTGGGCGGCTTCCACGGCGTCCGCCTGACCATTGACAGGAACGTGGAGCGGGTGGGCGTCACTTATGACGACCGTGACCTGGTGACCGCCCTGTACGGCCGGGGCAAGGGCGAGGTTGTGGGCCAGACGGCGGAGGGCGCGGACACCTACGGCCGCAGGATCACCTTCGCGGACGAGGTATGGCGCGCCGCCGACGGCGACCCCGCCGACAAGCCCCCAGGCCAGACCTATGTGGAGGATGCCGCGGCCACGGCCCGCTTCGGTCGGCGCGGACGGCCCCGCTTCGGCGTGGCGGAATTCCCGGACTGCGAAGATCCGGCGCAGCTGCTGTCCCTCACCTGGCAGACACTGCAAACCCGCATCGCCCCCCGGGTGACCATCGACATGACCTGCACCGATCTGCAAGCCATCGGCTACGCCCGGGAGGGCATCGCCCTGGGCGACACGGTGAACGTCGTCATCGGCCCATGGGGATTGGAGCGTCAGGCCCGGGTCATTCAGCTGGACACCGACCTGCTGCATCCGGAAAACACCCGCCCCGTCATCGGGGACTACCGCGCCAGCGTCATCTACAAGGACGTGCAGACGGACAAAGCCGCCGACGTCGGCCGGCAGATCGCGCAAAACGCCCCCAGCCTCCTGCAGGGGTACATCGACACGGCGGTGCTCGGCATCATGTCCAGCAAGACCCGGCGGGAGACGCTGCCCGACGGCTCCGAAATGTACGTCACCGAGGACGGCGGGCAGGCGGTGCGCTTCGCCGGGAGCGGCATCCTCCTGTCCGATACCAAGGACAGCGCCGACAATTGGGTATGGCGGACGGCCATCACCGGCTCCGGCATGGTGGCGGACGAGATCACGGCGGGGACGCTGCGGGCGGCGCTGGTGACGATCCTGGGGAACGCCCACTTCTACTGGGACGCGG